ACACGAGTTATTATACTATCTAACTCATGGAATGTCAAGTTCTGCATCTCATCTACCACGATTACCGCATCATTGATAGTGGTACCACGGATGTGAGATGTACTAATAAACTCTATACTTCCATTCTCTGCAAGTTTCGAGTATGCTTCGCTGTCATCAAACAACTCAGCACAAATTGTTTTGTAGGGTGCGGTGTACGCATCCATCTTCTCTTCCAATGTTCCCGGAAGGAATCCGATCTCTCTTGTAGGTACGATTGACCTACACACAACAACCTGTGAATATTGATTACCTCTATCCAACACTTCTTCGAGTGCCAGATAAAGAGCAGTGAACGTCTTACCTGTTCCTGCACTACCAGACATCACAATGTGATCCCCAGACTTGTATCCTTTAAATACTTCTTCCTGTCCTGTTGTCATTGGATCTACGGTAAGTAGATCATCTATGCGTAGCAACTTAGGTTTATGCGCGAGTTTTGGTTTCATGTCTTAATAGTATTCCCTTCTCCCGAACCGTCTTTGATTCGTTGTAGTAGTTCACGGTGTCCCGATCCCGCCATACTCAGAGCAGACTTACTACCTGACACCAACATAGGTGCCTTGGTGAACGTCCTTACTAGATGGGGGTTATCGATGAGGTATTGATCATAGTTTGCAATGGATACTACTGCTTCGGTAATCTCATCGGTATCTATGTTTCTAAAGTCATATAATGGCATAATATTTGTCCTAACTGTCCATACGACACCCCCCTTGTGAGGGGGAGTGAAGAGATATGGATCACCTTCCTATTGAGTCATTTGCAGAGTATCTGCAATAGTTTGATTTAAAAAGTCTTGCTTCTTGGACATCTTATATGCTAAGTCTGTTTTGCCCTTCTTATGAAGTTTAGCAATGTAATGACCTAGTTCTTTGTTGTCCTTCTTCAATCGATCTATTTGGTTCTTCGACATCAACACCTCTCTTTCTATTACGGTTAAGTGGATTTAAGGTTCTACGGTATTAAGTTAGGGAAAGTCTCCTGAGTTAGTTTCTTGTTGAGGTATTTCACTGGTCTTTTCTTAGCGACCATAGACAAAATTATATTTGCATCGGAAGGGTGTACACTTTCGAGCATACGCATAAACATGGATTCTCTCTTCATGGAGTTCATGTTATTACCATAACCACCTTTGACATAGTATCCAAATTCTTTATGTGCTTTATGGAGACTTTGCGGAGATGACTCTGGACGATTCGGGGTATAGGGGGGCGTTCCTTCAGGCAAGATCCACACAAGTCGATCATCGAAGGTTCCGCGCAGGACATCTCGCAAGGCAGGAGTGTCGTGTTTTTGTAACAACGCAACACGTTCTGCGTTATTAGTTGTTTTGGTGAAGAGGTCAAAGACTTCGAAGACCTCGTAAGTTCGGTAATGTGCCATTAAATAATTCCTGTTTCTAATAGTATATAGGGTTTTAAGAGTTTGTACACCTACTTATACAAAGTTTAATTTATCTCTTTTAAGGTTAACCCATAGTTATTAATCTTCTCATAATCTGTATCATCTATCTTTATTAAGGCATTGCCTTTGAACTTCTTGTAGTCACATTTATGATGCCACCGATTAAACTTCCATACGATCTCAGACACATCTGGGTGCATATCCACGATCATTTGTGATTTGGGTAAAGTTCCTTCACCTGCATAGAATTCTTTAGTATTACCACCCTTCATACGTTGGGTAGTTACCTTATCACATAAGAATGCATTGAACTGAATGGTACAATTTCCATCTTTAAGTACTCGAAGAGATAAGTCGGTATCTTCATTGTATCTACCTCTCCATTTATATCCCCATGAGTTTTCTATCAATAGGCAAGAATATATTCGTGTGTTGACTATAAAGGGTGGTACTGGGTCAGTCTTCTTACAGAACGATGAGTAGTTTAATCCTGATACCGGAACATTAGAATATCTATCAACAAAGTCTTCTGCGGCCCGTAAGGTCGAACCACACTCTACCTTGATCTTATCATTACGATTTAAGTATTCGAAATGCTGTAGATTATCATCCATAACCCAATGCCGTTTGAAATCTTTGGAATGGTCTTGGGCAAAGTTACGGGCGGCACCCGGGCCTTTGCTCTTGGTATCACCTTGGTCATCAAAGGTCTCGTAATCATCTAGGTATGATTGTGGTAAGATTAAAAGTTCTGCATCGACTTCTGCCTTGTACAGTTCATACTCAGATTCTTCGACCACAATATAATGAGGCACCCCCATAACATTGAGTATCTTGGTGGTTATTCCGTTTTTCCATCTACCCTTAGATACGATGTAGACTGGATATCTAGGATTCATCTTCTAACCCAAACAAGTCTACTGAATCAGAACGGTAGACGTTTTGCTTTTCCCTACGATGAGGTTTAAAAGGATACCAACTTGACTTAGTACGATACGATAGTTTCTGCCCAATCAACTCAGCAAACTCTTGAAGGTCTTCTTCATTCTCGAATCGGAAAATGATTTTAGAATACTCTTCCTTTTTTGGTTGAACGAACTCAGGCATCCCAACCCACTCTTGTTCTGCCTGTTCTTTGGTTTCAACTTTAATAGTCTTCGTTCCCATTATGCAACCTACTTGTGTTAAAAAAACCCCCCCGATTAAGGGGGGAAATATCCAGTCTCATAGCAATTCATAGCAATATTCGGACTGGTCGAAAGGGTTTCCTAGTAGTACCACGAACGGTAATGAGTAGCATCAGCAGTAGTCTTTGAAGCACTAGAGTGACTGTACGTCTTGAAACCACCGTAGTTGTTTAATCTCTTGGTCATCTCTTCACCCTTGAAAGAGTTAGGAACAAGACGAACATTCTCACAGTCATAACCTTCAGAATCTTTGACAGTAGCATAACCAATCTCACGAACGATTACAGTAGTCGCACTAGGTTTAGCAACAACTTGGTAAGCATCAACATTGGTTTGTTCATAACCCCAACTGTCAACGAACAAGTCACCGACTTTAACATCTGCGGCAAGAGCAACTTTCTTTATCTTCTGAGCGATCTTATATTCTTCTTTCGCTTTCTGATTGGCAATACGGTTTTCGATGAACTGAGTACATACTAGAATCATACGCTCAACACTTTGGTAACGAGTGTGAAACTCGCTCTTGAAACCTAAACGACTTCGTGGAGCAGGACGGTCACAACGAGCAATATTTCTTTCTTCGTCTAGTACAAGGGTAAGACCCTGTTCTTCGTACATCGCAATTAAATCATTCATACTATATCTCTCTCTCAATAATTAACAAAGGTCTTTCTCAATCTGTACAACTATTATCTCATAATCATAACAAGAAGTCAACTGTTTAGTTAGACTATTTTGCTATAACGATATGCTTTCTTAGTCCATAATACACTAAGGTGAAACCTGCAACACAGTACCCAACAGTCAACCACAAAGACGGAGCAACCTCACCTGCTTCGATTGCATAGTCTTGACTACCAACGGCACCCATAATTAAAAACAATCCAAGTAATGCTCTCATACTAAGTACTCCCTCATAATTGCGACTTTCTTTTGGTTGTAGAATGCGAACCACCCTACACAAATTCCATCGTCTTCGTATCCCGGTTCCACTGCAACAAGGTTCTTCTTGCTCTTGGGGACTTTGAAGTACTCGATTGCTTTACACTTCGCTTCATATAAATCTTTTGCTTTCATCATAATATATTTCCTTAGATCAGTTGAGTAATGAATCCACAGACACTAACAAAGTTTAGTGCTACTAGGTTCCACAGTCGAGCATTGAAACTTTGAACAGACAACAGACACAGACCTACTATAGCAATGACAGGGTTCATGTGAAAGGCAAAGATTGCCATTAGGATCGCTCCTAAGTAACCGCAGACAGTAGGTAAGTTCTTCATAATTTATTTCTCTCAATCAATTCAATACAAGTATTATACCCTAGTATTGTAATTAAAGCAAGTACTTTCGGTGACTCATTCAAACTATTCGGTCACAAACGAGGAGGATTGAAGGAACTCTTCTAGGAGGTACGAATCTTCTGCCGCCTCCAAGAGTGTATCTCCATTACAGATGGTGACCTCAGATTGATCAGCATTGTCTAGAATGTAGTTTTGGTAGTTATCAAAGTTGGTATCGGATAGTTCGTATAGACTCATATTTTATTTCTTTCTCAATTAATTAAGTACCTATTATACTATACTATTGTAATTAAAGCAAGTCTTTCCGGTGACTCCTTTAGACTATTTGGTCATTAAAACGCTCTATTAATTACGATCTGGTTATTAATCACTACTAACGTAATCCCAGTATTCATAATATTAAGGGTATTATTACGAGACATTAAGTCTGATTCGTTAGTAAGTGCGGCATATATTAACAGATTCGACAATAGTTTAATCCCTACAATTCTTTCGAGGGAGGGATTCTTCCCATACAGAGGATTTTGTTCCTCTAGACACTCGGTAAGAGTCTTATCACTGGTACACTTTAATCCTTTATAAGTTTGCAACGAGTCCAATGCTTGCAAACTTAGAAAGTATTTGTATTTGTTCTGTTCGCTCTCTGACCAAGTACTGTAGGTGTTAGTAGTACACCCACTTGATAAAACAACTAATAACATAGCGATAAGAATTATAGGCATTGAGGTTATACTTTCGTATTGGGTTTAATATATTTATAATGTTAGGGTAACATTAAGGAAAAAGTTCTCGTTTCCAAGTACTACTAGGTGGTCTCTCTATGAAAGGTTGGAG